GTTCGGTTGGTTGTTGGCTGATGTTACGCGGATCACCGCAGTCCATGGTCGGCTCGCTCTTCATGAACGCGCCGACGCGCACCTTGGAGATGAGGGACATGAACTGTTGGACCTTTGCGTTACGACCACGCTGCGCTGGCAGGCTCTGCCACTCCACTACCTGGTCTGTACTCCAGGGGGTCATCTTGTCTTTGCCCACTACGCGAGACACGAAATCCTCTGCCCACTTCTCGTAAATGGTTGGCGGCACCGTGTTCGTGAGGACAGCCTCCACGCGCCCGATGACGCCAGCTAACGAGTTATTATTTGTCGCCTCCGGCAGTGTGGCCGGATTGGTGACAAGCGGGGCAGACAAGGCGCGCCCAACTGGTTTGCTGGGAGCGTCGATCTCGGATCGGGCGTCGTCTGGATGGATGACGTAGCGGATTGGCGCGGCATGATGGCGGAATTCGCGAGGTGCGATCCCACAGTGGCTGGCATACTCCCGGAGCACACCTGCCGCCATCAGGGCCGCCATCGGTTCCACCTTACACGCTGTCATGAAGGATTGCGCTGTGTGGGCGGACTTGATGCCCTCCACGCGAACCCGTTCCAATATTCCGCTAAGTAGGGCGGTTGGTAGTTCAGCACTTCCGTAAGCGCCCAACCGGACGATGCTGGTATAGCGTTCACCGGTGTCAGTAACGTATTCCTGCGCGCCGAAATCGCCTAAGCGGAAATCACGACGACGCAGACGAGTAACGTTGGTGTACCGGAGGCCCCATGTCGGCACCAAGGCGACAGGGGTCAACAGAACGAGCAGGTGGTCTTCCGGTTGTGCGCGTGTCTCCACGCTGTACACCCACGTGCGGTCGGGCACGTTCGACTCAAACGCAATATGGTCGCAAGTCCAGTCCCAGACATGGTGCGTATAGGCCGCTCCGCCGTTTACCCGGTAAACGATGCGCCCTTTACTGTCTAGGTGGTACGTTGCGTCCTTGTGTTGGCCCGACAAGGCACGTGGCTGGAACGTGTACATGATGATGGGCCGGCCGTACTTGCCTATCCACGCCGGATCCCGGTAGTAGTCGTCGTCTATACTGACCACGATGTCATCCTCACCAGGCTCGGCGTAGCTGGGCTCGTGCGCGAAGTCCTTCAACATGTGGAAGCCATGCACCGGCGCGCTGCCCTCACGAAAAGACGCCGAGGTCGAATACGGCGTGTACCCAGCGTTGAGCACCCACGACTGGATGCTATACAACGCGGCATTCCGACTAGAGGCAGCGTGCGGGTGTGAGTGGTTTCCGGCCACTCCTAACTCTAACTGGCGGAACTTGGAGGCAAATTCGCGTCGCGTCGTATTGCGGGGCCGCGTGATGTAACGGTTGAGGATCTTGTCTAGCTCATGCCGTCCTTCAGGCGTCCCAGCCAGGGCCCGCGCGGCGGGCGCCCGGATGAACCGGGCTTCCCACTCACTATAGTCCTGGCGACACTTAAGCCACCAGTGCGCAAAGTAGAGGACTACCAAGGTGACAGCTAGCATCGCGGCGCCCGTGGGTAGCGGCAATGCCAGCAGAGCATGCACTAGCCGTGGCGAGTGCATGTCAGCCGACGGATTGACTCAACG